GTTCTCATCTGTGACTGACAATTGGTAACATTCACGCGATTTTTAGACGTGGCTCCCGAGTTTTCTAACAATAATTAAGCTTTTCAAGCTTTTAGTTGATTTTCTCGGAGGGGTGAACTACTGCTTAGATGGTGGCGATATGCAATGGTGCCACTATTTTGAGCTTATTGCGATGGCTTTGTCTATGTCCATCTGCCACTGTCTGGCCATCTCTGCATAATGTGATATTGATCACACTTTATTGCCGGAGCAACTTTTTTCTGCAAAAAGGCTTAAATATTTTCTGCGTAGTTCGTCAGCCGACGATTACTAACATGGCTTGAGTGTGTCTTTTAATAAGACGTAATCTTTGTGGCTGATGAACTTTTGCGTTTATGTATGTCAATGGTCTCACTGCAGATACTCAACCCCTGAGTGTTATTACCCGGTCGCTCGCCCAAAGAGCGCTCTGACGGAGGATTAATGGATTTCTGGACCCTTTTCCAGGTGTTGATATTAGGTGCGGTAGAAGGCCTGACCGAGTTCCTGCCGATCTCGAGTACCGGCCACCAGATCATCGTCGCCGACTTGCTGGAATTCGGCGGTGAACGCGCCATGGCCTTCAACATCATTATTCAACTGGGTGCCATTCTTGCCGTCGTCTGGGAGTTTCGACCGAAGATCTTCGACATCATCAAAGGCCTGCCTACCGAACGTAATGCGCAACGCTTCACCCTCAACTTGCTGATCGCCTTTCTGCCCGCCGTGGTCTTGGGCGTATTGTTCGCGGATGCGATCCACGAATACCTGTTCAACCCGATCACCGTCGCCGTGGCACTGGTCGTCGGCGGCATCATCATGCTGTGGGCCGAACAGCGCAGCCATGTGATCAGCGTCGAACACGTCGACGACATGCGCTGGTCCCACGCACTGAAAGTCGGTTTCGTACAATGCCTGGCGATGATTCCCGGCACCTCGCGCTCCGGCTCGACCATCATCGGCGGCCTGCTGTTCGGCCTGTCGCGCAAAGCCGCCACCGAGTTCTCGTTCTTCCTCGCCATGCCCACCATGGTCGGCGCCGCCGTCTACTCCGGCTACAAATACCGCGACCTGTTCCAACCCAACGACCTGCCAGTCTTCGCCCTCGGCTTCGTCACTGCGTTCATCTTCGCGATGATCGCCGTACGCGGCCTGCTCAAATTTATCGCCAACCACAGCTACGCCGCGTTCGCCTGGTATCGGATCGCCTTTGGTTTGCTGATTCTGGCAACGTGGCTGTTTGGCTGGGTCAACTGGACCGCCGCAGCGGCCGCCTGATCACTGAGCGCTGATAAACGCCGCAACGGCGAGATCGTTTAACGCCGAATCCGCCGACTCCTGGCGAAAGCGCTGCAAGGCCGACGTGAAATACGCGGCCTGCAGCATGCCGTCGCTGGCCAGATAGAGTCGCGCGTCTTCTTGCTCCTCGGCGGAGTAAACGCGCTTGTGACTGTCGGTCGTTTCCTGGCTAGACGAAATAGGTGCAAGGATTAAAGACACCAAAGTGAAGCCGGAAAACTGCGTCACCTCCCACGGCGTATCGGTACGGCCCATGCAAAAGCCGTCGCAGTGCGCATAAACGTCGGAAGTGAAACTGAACAAGGCGAGGAGGGTGAAACGCTTGAAAGCAGAAAAAGTAAACGCGGGCATAAACAAAAGACATCCTGTCAGTACAACAAAACCGCGGGCAACGCTCATGCGTCACCCGCACACTCAAATCTTCAATCAACGACCTTCAAGCAACTCAGCCGCCTGATCCAGCAACGCCAGCGGATCCTTGGCCTTGTGAATATCCACCGACAGCAACTGTCGGAATTTCCGCGCCCCCGGGAACCCCGTGCCCAGGCCCAGCACATGCCGCGTGATGTGATGCATCGCCCCACCGGCCTGCAAATGCTCGGCTATATAAGGACGCAACTGCGCCAACGCCTCAGCGCGACTGATCACCGGCGCCGAACTGCCGAACAACTGCTGATCCACCTCCGCCAGCAAATACGGATTGTGATAAGCCTCACGCCCCAACATCACACCGTCGAACGTCTGCAAATGCTCATGGCAAGCCTCCATCGTCTTGATCCCGCCATTCAGCACAATCTCCAACGCCGGAAAATCCGCCTTCAACTGCGCCGCCACGTCATAGCGCAACGGCGGTATGTCGCGATTCTCCTTCGGCGACAACCCCTCCAGAATCGCAATCCGCGCATGCACGGTAAAACTCGTGCACCCGGCATCGCGGACGGTGCCGACGAAATCACATAGCTCAGCGTAACTGTCCCGACCGTTGATGCCGATGCGGTGCTTTACCGTCACCGGGATTGTCACTGCGTCTTGCATCGCCTTCACACAATCCGCCACTAACTGCGGGTGACCCATCAGGCAGGCGCCGATCATGTTGTTTTGCACACGATCGCTTGGGCAGCCGACATTCAGGTTCACCTCGTCGTAGCCGTGCTCTTGGGCCATGCGGGCGCAGGCGGCCAAGTCCAACGGAACGCTACCGCCTAACTGCAGCGCGAGAGGGTGCTCGGCTTCGTTGTGACGGAGGAAACGTTCGTGATCGCCGTTGAGGAGAGCGCCGGTGGTGACCATTTCGGTGTAGAGAAGCGCGTTCTTCGATAGGAGGCGTAGGAAGAAGCGGCAATGGCGGTCGGTCCAATCCATCATGGGCGCAACGGAGAACCGCCGAGACAGCGCAGGGCTTGAGTTTACTGGGCTGGAGTGGGTATTTTGTACCATTTGGCTCAACGTATTTATAGCGTGTTTTTAGGCGTTTTCAGGCGTCTTTTCGATGTCGCTGGTACAATGTACCAATCACTTTCGGAATTGTACCAATCGACTATGGCAACGATCAGAGCACGAAAACGCACCGATGGCTCAGTCAGTTACACGGCACAGATACGCCTGTTTCGCGATGGAGCGCAAGTCTACCAAGAGAGCCAGACCTTCGCCCGGAAACAGGCGGCACAAGTGTGGGTGCGGCGACGTGAGGCAGAGCTAGATCAGCCTGGTGCGATTGAGCGCGCGAACCGCAAGGGCGTCAACGTAGAGGACATGATCAAACAATATCTGGCCGAAATGGAGAAGGTCCGGCCGCTGGGAAAGACCAAGGAAGCCACCCTCAATGCTATTGCAGCATCGCACTTTGGTCAGACCGTGGACTCAGATATCAATAGTCAGCGGTTGGTGGACTTTGCGCTTTGGCGAATGAGCAAGGAGGGCGGTGGTGTTCAGCCGCAGACTGCAGGCAACGATCTGGCGCACCTTGGGGCTGTCCTTTCGATCGCGCGACCTGCTTGGGGGTATGAGGTAGACCCCCACGCGATGGCGGACGCTCGGAAGGTGCTTCGGAAGTTGGGCTACAACATGAAGAGCCGAGAACGCGACCGACGGCCGACCAAGGAGGAACTGGATAAGTTGCTCGAGCATTTCACTGGCATGCAGCAACGTCGACCCAGTTCGATCAACATGCTTAAGGTTATTGGCTTCGCGGTGTTCTCCACGCGTCGACAGGATGAGATCAGCCGAATCCGATGGGAAGACGTCGATGAAACGGGTCAGCGGGTGCTGGTGCGCGACATGAAGAACCCAGGGCAGAAGATTGGCAATGACGTTTGGTGCCACCTTCCAGATGAAGCATGGAGCATTCTGCAGAGCATGCCAAAAGAGCGTGCGGAGATTTTCCCGTACAACTCGTCATCGATCTCCACGGCTTGGGCGAAGGCATGCAAGTTTCTGGAAATTGAAGATCTCCACTTCCACGATCTGCGACACGATGGTGTGAGCCGTTTGTTCGAAATGGATTGGGATATTCCACGAGTAGCCAGTGTTTCTGGGCACCGTGACTGGAACTCGTTACGTAGATATACCCATCTGCGAGGGAGGGGTGACCACTATGCCGAATGGCCGTGGTTAGAGAAGGTTATCCAGGCGCCCGTGAAGCTTGGCGCCTGGGGTAAGCAGTGAATCAGCTAGCTCGGCGGTATCCGTTGAGCTGGTTAAATTCTTTCACCGCAGCCTCCCGTTGCAGATCTAGATAAGCCGCCAGATCAGTAATGTGAATACCTTTTGCGCTTTTTTGACTCGGCTCCAGCCGAGTGATTGGGATTTTGATCTGCCCGGCCATGACCTTGCGCTGGAACATATCGGTGGTCAGGTGCGTAAAGTAGTCCTTGCAGACCATGTCCAATGGGATGATCGCCTGGCCGTTGTACTGAGCCATCAGGATGAAAGCAGTGTTCATTTTTTCTCCTGCGGTGCGGGTTGATCCTGTTGTTCACTGCTGTTTTTCGACCAGTCCAGTGCTGCCTGCTTCCAAGACCGACGCATCCATGCTGCGAACCCCGCTTTGTAGGCGTAATGCTCGCGGGCGAACGTCTCAGATGTGCTTGCTCCTCGTGTTCTAATGTACGTCACGCGCTTTCTGCAGTACTCCAGGCCTTCAGGTACTGGAAACTCTTTCTCGAACTCGGCGCGCTCGTCGATCTGGACTGCGTTGACGGCCATCTTTGGCGGTCTTTCGAGAATGCATTCAGGGTGCGTATACCCCACAGCAGGCTGCGCGGGCGGGCGATTCTTAGCGATTAGCGTTGCATTGGGTGTGGCTGCCTCGCGCAGCTTTTCGTGGGGTATAAGCGCCTCGGTGGTGCTGCTGAAAGGAGCAATAATGCCTGCTGCTTCGCAGCAGAGGCTGTTTGTTTCTAGCGTGTCGACGCTCACTTCTTCGCAGAGCAAAGCGGTCGTGGATTGGGTGTTGTGCTGGTCCATTTGCATGCCGCTTTTCTCAGAGGTTCGATTGCGCGTTGGTTCGTCCGCCGCGGGTGAGGCGTATGCCGTGTCGCGGTGGGAGTGAGTAAGTATCTCGTTCATGCGGCGTCTCCCACGTCAAAGGGAGCCAGTTGCTCAGCCATGTCGAGAGCTCGGTCGCGCAGTGTGCGAGTGTCGCGCTCCAGTTTTTTGCCTGTGCGGAATGCACTGAATGTGTCGGCGGCAATGCGAAGTTTCTCGGCGATTTCCAGCAGTGCTAATCGCTCGGGGCCTCCGAATGCCATCGCTATCTGCAGACGTTTGCAGTGTTGCGACAAGCGGGAGTGGTCGGCCTTGATGAAGTCGAGAGATGCCCTTAATTCGCGAACCGTCTTGGCGCTTTCGGCACGCTGGATATCGTCGCTTTCTTTCGCGCCGGCGGACCTGCCGTCGCTATGACCCATGAAGTAGCCAGCCCAGACGAGTAGTCCGGCGAAAACGATCAGAACGATGAGTGCGCAGATCTGAATTGCGGTCATGTGGTGTGCTCCTGTTGATGTCACAGGCTGGTGGTGGCAGCCGTTCGGTTTGTGGGTGTTACTCGTTGGTGTCGTCCTGCTGTCGCTGCATGTCTTCGTCGGCCTTGTAGGCGCGGATGTCGATTAGAGAGGCGACGTGCCGGATGTGGGCGTACTTGGGCGCCTTGCGGCTGGTGTCCAGTGTGGTGATGGGGAGCTGGATGCGGCCGCTGCTGATCTCGGCCACGAACGATTGCTCGTTGAGGTTGCGGAAGTACTGCTCACGCACTTTGTCGAGCGGAATCAAGACGTCGCCGAAGATGCGGTAAAGCAGTTCGACGGTGGCTGACTCCGGTGCCGGGTGCAGGCGGAGCGGGTTTTGTGCTGTGTTACTCATGGCTTTGTTGGGCCTCCTTGCGTTGTTTTCTGGCCGGGTGGTTCCAGGCATTCAGACAGTGCCGTTTGGTCAGCTCGCGCAGATGTTCGGGCACTTCTAGGAGCGCGGCGTTGCGCTCCTCTCGTGTCCGCATGGCGATGATCTGGCGGGCGTATTCCCTAGGCCACGTCACGGCTGTCTGCCGGGATTGCAGGCAGATCGATACCCAACTGTTCCGCTAGCCAGCGGATGCCAGGTTGTTTCACCTTGGTCGACTGGCTGTACTGCATGCCGAGCTGATCGTGGTACCACTGGCCGTCCTTGATTCGCAGGAAGTTGCGATCACGGTTGGGATAGGCCGGTAGGTTCCGCTCGTTAAGCAGACCTTTTTCACGCATGCGTGCGATGAGCTTCGGCCGAGTCAGGCCGAGGTGGATTGCGGCTTGGGCGAGAGTGCGTTCCATGGTGTGCCCCTCATGCCGCGTGCGCAGCTGGAGTTGCCGCTGCAGCAAGGTGGTTGATGGACTCGCTGACCTTGCCGTAGATCTCGACGTCGCTGCCGTACACGGTGAAGCAACGGGTGTGCGGGCTTTTGTTGCCGATGCTCAGAATGGTGGTGACACCTGACCGAGATTGAGTGCGATGGAGCGCGACGATCAGTGGATAGTCGAAACCCATGTCGAGGTTCAGCACGCCGCCGGTGCGCACCAGCTCAAACACTCGCTGCTTGTCCGAGGCTTCAAAGCGGCCATATTCGCGGCTGGCGTGGGGACGGTGCAGCAGGTCGCTGGTATTGCTCGCATCGAACGGACCGTTGGCAATCTCTTCGATGAAGTCGGCAAGCTTGAGATGCATCCTCTTTTCGCTCGGCAGGGTCAGCGTGTGGCGTTCGCTGCCCAGCTCCACGACGAAGGTGCTTTCCGAGATGCCACGTTCAACCTTGAGGCGAAACGCCAAGCACTCGCGCCTAGGCGCAGTCCGCAGGACGTGGTTGAAGGTCTCGGTCAGGTTGATCTGGGCATTGAGCAGCTGCAGGGTGCGGTTGTCGATTTTGTACTTGATCATGCTGCATGCCCTCCGCCGTTCGGATCGAACGGAGTGGGAGTGGCGCATGCTTTCAGCTTCGATTTGGTGGTGACAAACACGCAGCCGCACTCGCGGGCTAGGCGGCGAATCTCGAAGATTTTAAAGGGGTTAGCAGCGGCCGGGTGAACGTGCAGGGTTGCTGTGGTGTGCATGGTTTTGCTTGCTCTGTGGTGAAAGAGTGAGCAAAATATCAACTGATGGTTGATTTTAGTCAAGCAATTTTGGTTGATTTCCGAAACGGGTTCCCAGGGAGAGAACCAAATGCTGGTTGCGAATAGATGATTTGAACGCCAATGAGGTATCATGGCGTTTTAATGGCTCAGTCGTCTCTCACGCATTTGGAAGGATCATGGAAGCATATAAAGTTGAATACCTCTCAGTCATTAGCTCTAAAGAAGTATTCTGTAAATCCATTTCTTCCTTTAATAATCTTATTCAATCATTCGATAATATAAAGATCACTCCGGGAAAGATAAAGTTCGAGGGTGTTGCGTTTAGCTATGATGTTCAGTATGGCGAAATAGTTGATGGTGCTCAACGCTATTTCCATGTGCGGCTAGGGTGCGAAAACTCTGATCATTTAAATGCTTTCAAGTCTCTGCTTCGCTCGATGCGTAGCTTGCTCACAAAAGCGAGTGACAAACCTCCTGAAGTTCTTTGGGATGATACAAGTAGTGAGTTGTCCGCGCTTGCGTATCCGATAATCCATGAGCTTGAAAATATGATGCGTAAGCTTATTACAAAGTTTATGCTCATCACCATAGGGTTGGCCTGGACCAAAGACGCAGTTCCTAAGGAAGTATCTGAGTCGATAAAGAATAAGAGGGACTTGGGTCAAAACTATTTGTATGAGACTGACTTTATTCAACTCTCAAATTTTTTATTTAAAGAGTATTCAACCGCAAATTCTCGGAAGCTTGTAGAAAAACTTAGTGAAGCTAAAAAAATTGAAGAGCTAAACTTGGAAGACTTAAAGGAACTCGTCCCTCGTTCGAATTGGGAACGTTATTTTGCCCCTATCGTTGCGTGTAAAAGTGATTATCTACAGCCACGCTGGGAACGATTGTATGTCTTGAGATGCATGGTTGCGCACAACAATTTTATGAATTCGTCAGACTATGACGAAGTTTGTAAGTTGGCTGCGGAGATTAAAGATAAACTTGTTCAGGCCCTTGAGGGGTTGGATAAGGTTCAAGTATCTAGCGAGCAAAAAGAGGATGTTGCGGAAAATATAGCGAGTTCGATGAATTCTGCTGTAGGAGAGTTTATTTTCGGGTGGAATGCAATAAGTGAGCTTTTAGTTAAACTTGCGTACGTGTCAGGTAGCGAGGTTGGGAAGTCAGCTGATAATATGATAGGGCGTCTAACGATCAGAAACCTTGCAAAAGAGCTTTTTGCAGAGGGGGTGATTGATAAAGATACTCTTCAGTCAATTATAGCGATGAACGCAATACGTAACTTGGCTGTGCATAGCACTGCATCTATGCACAGTGAACTTGAGCTTGTAAATTATTTAAATATTCTTAGTGCTCTTAGGTCGACGCTTGGCTTGCTGGTTGAAAATTACACAGGCAAGTAACTATTCAGGAATGAAAGAGCCTACCACTTTGCCACATAAATGGGTTTCTTCCGTGATATCAATGATTGGATATTGCGGGTTTATAGGCCTCAAAAATTGGCGTCCAGCGTCCTCAACCAAAATTTTAAAAGTAGCTTCATTGGTACGTGGAACTCTGGCGATAACCCTATCGCCGGTCTTAGTTTCAGCCTCAGGGTCTACGAATATAATGCAGCCTGCTGGATAGCTTCGACCTGGGCCAGGGTTAGTCATGGAGTCACCTTGGACTTTCAATGCGTAACCGTGGTCGCTAATTGGCACAGGGCAGGACAGCCACGAATCTGCGTCATATACCTCTATGTTACAGATCGCCTCGCACCAAGACCCGGCTTGAACCCAGGAAATCAACGGTACCTTGCCAAAGCGATAGTTGATCTCGCTGACGTTGCTTTGATCCCCAAGACCTAGCCGAATCCTATTGCGCACATCGCCTTGTTCCTTCGGGGGTACACCGTACTCCAGCCATTCACGGCGCACCTTCAGCCATGAACAAAGCGCAACCATACTATCCGCTTCGGCCATTGCTTCGCCATTCAGCCACTTACTGATGGCCTGAGTGGTCTTATCAACTCCAAAGCTTTTCAACTGCCGATGAATGTCTACTCCACGACCCCGGCTACGTACGCCGGCATCGTCGAGGGCTTCGTGTAGGCGCTCGCTAAAAGCTGCGCGGAGAGTATTTTTATCAACCATGGGTTGAGAGTGTCATAAAGGTTGCGCAATAGTCAGTTGATCTATAACATCAACCATAAGTTGATAAATGGAGGCTGTCATGTTGGACCCCGCAGATTTTCCGAGCGCGATTGCGTTCGCGTTTGAAGCTGTAGGCGGCATCGGGGCCGCGGCGAAGGTATGCAATAGAAGCTATCAAGCGCTCAACAAATGGCGTCAGGCATCATCCCTGCCGCGAACGGATTACACAGGTGAAACCAAATACGCGGAGCTGCTGGCGACAGCTGCAGAGCAGAAAGGCAACGCCTTCAAAGCAGTTTGGCTGCTTAACGCATCGGCTCCGCAAAAAGCTGCTGCGTAGTAAGAAAAAAGGCGACCTCAAGGCCGCCCAGTTCCTCCCGACACGCACCACCACAGCGCTGTCAGGACGCGATAAAGGTAGGTGGGCACACCACAGCAACCACCTCTTTTTATCGCGCTTTTCCAAGGCTCGGAAGCCTTGGTGTTGCTGCCTTTTCCACCACAGATTGGGCAGCTGTTGCGCTAGGGGTGAGCAACGGATTGCGCACCCCGGCACCGTGCCGGTATCGATCCCTAAGATCTAGCCGGCGTTTGGGCCCTTTCAAGCCACGCGGCAAATGTATCACCACTGCATGTCGCGCGGCACTGGCAACTTACAAGGATTAATGCCATGAGCCGAATCGCTCTGAGTTCCGTTGAGCGGGCGCAGCGGGAAGTTTTGCCGCTCGATCTCGCGCTTTACCATGCTGCACGGGACTATCCCGGCGGCGCCGCCGCCATCGCCGCCACCACCGGCCGAAATGCGACCACGCTGCAGCACAAGCTTTCTCCAACCCACCCTAGCCACACGGTGAATATTCAAGAGTTCGGCGAGATTCTGGAACTGACCAAGGATCGCCGCATTCTGGATGCGGTGCATGCGTTGGTTGGTGATACGACTTGGCAAGAGCTGGCTGATGCGTACACCAATGACATGCCCGAGACGTTGACCACCGGAATTGCCAAGTACTTCCGGCAGGTGGCGGATCTGGCGGACACCTGGGCCAAGAGCATTGGCGACGGGGTTGTTTCCGATGAGGAATTGGCCGCGATTCGCCTGCAGGTGTTTCGTGGGATTCAGGGGTTGTTGGGGTTGTTCAACCGCGCCACCTACGTTAATCAGACGACGCGGGGTGCTGATCGTGGTTGATATCGTCGACTTCGCTAATGACCTGGTGCAGGAGCGTATTGATCAAGCGCTGGCTGCACGTCTCCTCGCCGCCAAGCCCTTTTTGGCGGCGCATTCATTTCTGTTCTGTGAATCCTGTGATGGCCCGATTCCGGAGGCTCGCCGTCTGGCGCAGCCCGGCTGTACGCAGTGCGTGGACTGCCTTTCCCTCGCAGAACTGAAAGGGGTACGCCATGCTCGATGAGGTATTGGGGCAGTTTGCGGATTACGGTCTTGAGCCTGCGCAGCCATTGGTTTTCGGTAAGCTGACTCGCTGCAAGACGACTCAAGACAAGGGCAAGGAAAAGAACGGTTGGTATGTCGTTCATGAGCACCGCACTGAGAAAGGCGAGACGCTGATCTTCGGCGCGTTCGGGGACTGGCGTTCGGGTGAGTCTCAGAAGATCAAGGTCAAGGCTGGGCGGATGTCGCCTGAAGAGCGCGAGGTTATGCGCGCTCGGCAGGAGGAGGCCAAACGCCGTGCGGCAGAGATCTCGGCCAACGCGGCACGTCGTGCTGCGAAGCGGGCGGCTGGCATGTTTAAGCGCATGCCGGAGAAGGGCCGTAGCGACTATCTGGATCGCAAGCAGATTGTTGGCTTCGGCGTTCGGTATGCGCCGCGCACTGGTGCGTTCCTGGTACCGATGAGCAATGTGCGTGACGAGATTGTCGGCCTGCAGGTGGTGTTCCCGAGCAAGCAAGAGGACACCGGGCGGGACAAATCCTATTGGCCGTACGGCATGTCCAAAGAGGGTGCTTTCCATCTGATCGGACCGCATCCGGATCCGGGCGAGCCGGTGCTGGTGTGTGAGGGTTACGCTACCGGCGCAAGTTTGCATATGGCCACGTCACTCACCGTGGCCGTTGCGTTTGATGCGGGCAATTTGCTGGTGGTTTGCAAAGCCATGCGCGAGCGTTTCGCCGGTTGCCCGCTGATCATCTGCCGAGACGATGACTGGAAGACCACAAAGCCGAATGGTGACGCGTGGAACCCCGGTGAAGAGAAAGCAAACAACGCGGCGCTAATTGTCGGTGGCCAGGTGGTTGCGCCGATCTTTTCCAGTGAGCGGGAAGCCAAGTGGACCGACTTCAATGATCTGCATGTGGCGGAAGGCTTGGAGGCGGTGCGCCGTCAGGTGTTGGCGGTGGTCAAACCCCCGGCCGCTGGTGGTTGGAAGGATCTGCTGGCACGCAGCGAAAGCGGCACGCTGATTGCGCACATGCAGAATGTCGAGTTGATCCTGGCCAATGATGAGCGTTGGGCCGGGGTCATCAGTTACAGCGCGTTCAGTTCGAAGATCGTCAAGCTGCGTGCGGCGCCTTATGGCGGCGGCACGGGCGATTGGGCGGACATTGATGATGTGCGGGTGATGAAGTGGCTCGCGCAGCAGTACAACTTGCGGGTCAAGGCCTCGCATGTGATCGAGGCGGTGAGCGTGGTTGCGCATGACCATGCGTTTCATCCAGTGCGCCAGTACCTGCGCAAGCTGCAGTGGGATCAGGTGCCTCGGCTTGAGAGTTGGCTTACCGATGTCATGGGCGTGAAGGCGACAGATTATTCGGCAAAGGTTGGCAAGCGCTGGATGCTATCGGCTGTAGCGCGGGTAATGAAGCCCGGCTGCAAGGCTGACTCGGTGATGATTCTCGAAGGTGCGCAGGGCGCTGGTAAGTCCACGGCGATGAGCATTCTCGGCGGCGAGTGGTTCATGGACACGCCGTTTGCGCTGGGCGACAAGGACGGCTTTCAGGCGATCCGGGGCAAGTGGATCGTCGAGCTGGGTGAGCTGGATAGCTTCAACAAAGCCGAGAGTACGAAGGCCAAGCAGTTCTTCTCTGCGTCCACCGACACTTACCGCGAAAGTTACGGCCGCAGAACGATGGACGTGCCACGCCAGTGTGTTTTCGTGGGTACAACCAACCAAGACGAGTACCTGAAGGACGCCACCGGCAACCGGCGTTACTGGCCCGTCGCGTGTACCAAGGTCGATCTGGAGTTGTTGCGCTCGATGCGCGATCAGTTGTGGGCCGAGGCTGTGTTCTGCTACGACGCGGGCGACCTCTGGTGGGTGACGCTGGATGAGGCGGCGATGTTCGGCGAAGAGCAGGACGAGCGTTTCGTTGTGGATGAATGGGAAGGGCCGATTCTGACCTGGCTGGAAGAGTCGCAGATCGGCGAGACCGCCACCGGCAGTGATGTGCTGCTCAGTGCTCTGAAATTGGACCTCGGGCATTGGGGTAAGCCGGAGCAGATGCGCGTCGGGGCTATCATGCATCGTTTGGGCTGGCGGCGGGTGCGGTTGCCAGCGCTGGCGAAGAGCGGTCAACGGCCTTGGGCATACAAGAAACCGGCAGGGTGGGGCGGTGCTTCGACGTTGCAGCGGGTTCAGTTCGAGGAGCCTTGCTTTGATTAAGGAGATCGATTCGCTGCTTCGGTTGTGGGCGCAGGAGCTGCACTCAGAACATTCGAAAGGGGGGCTGGCTGGTGGGAACATGGTTGCCATGATGATGGAGAGCAATGGGCAACTGATTCGGGGTCGTCGGGCTTTCCGTGCGCCGATGGAAAGCTCGTTGGATATTGAGCTGATCGTGAAGAAGCATCTCGCGGCGGAGCTGGTGACGGTGGTGCGTGAGCACTACTGCACGCTCGATGTGGATATGCGCTTGCGGTATGCCCACTGCGGTTGTGGGCGCGACACGTACTACCAGCGTTTGCATGAGGCGCATCTGCAGATCTTCGGCATGATGATGGGGCTGGCTGCGTGACCCCAATTATTCGTCCGGCTGTTGTTGTCCCACTGGCCCGTCTTGTCTCGCTGCGATTTGATGCAGTGGGACAGGTGCGGGCCTTGTCGTTGTTGGGTTGTCCCACCGTCCCGCCTAGTAGTGCCTCCCGCCCGTGTGAGCGGAGCGGGCTAGCAGTACGCGCTTACGCGCGAACGCGTGTTCTTTAAATTTCTTCCTTTACACGAGAAAGGAGAAAAATAAGTAGGACAGTGGGGCGAGGCCCCGAATTTAGGCGCTCTCAGGCGTCCTACTTCGACTTTGAAGAGTGGGACGTATGGGACAACGCCGAGGCAAGAGAATGCCGGGGAGGTGTATTCGCCGACATTCGCTAGGCGTTCACCCTGCGTTGCCCACTTATTCACCGGGTGGCATTAAAACAGGGTTGCTGCCACCGGAATCGACCTGTAAAAAGTAGTCATCTTCGATAGGTGCGACCGCAGAGAGCGGCAGGCACCACACCACCAAACCCGGCCATTGCGCCGGGTTTTTGCGTTCATGGAGTAGGCGATGACAAGCGAGCAACAAGCACTGGCAGAAATGCCGATCTGGTTAGTGATCGTCCTGGCTCTGGTCGGTGGCGTATCGGGGGAGATGTGGCGGGCGGACAAGGATGGGGCGCGGGGCTGGGCGTTGTTGCGCAGGCTCGCGCTTCGGTCGGGGGCCTGCATTGTCTGCGGGGTGACAGCGATGATGTTGATGATTGCCGCCGGTATGACGATCTGGACGGCGGGCGCCTTGGGTTGCCTCACTGCGATGGCCGGCGCGGATGTTGCCATTGGGTTGTACGAACGATGGGCCGCCAAGCGACTGGGCGTCTGCGAAGTTCCGCCGAATGGCGGCGGGCCAGCCTGAAACCGCCGGGGACCCTGGGGTTATTCGGTGGGTACGGGGTCGGAAACCCGCGGGAAAGTGTTAGCGGGAGCGCCCCCAGCTTACTGAAATTTCAATCATTGAAATCTTGAAA